TTTTGCTTTGTCTGAGGCACAGGACAATGTGTACTTTGCAGCCTCTTGGGTCGCTAAGACTATTTCTAGTAAGTATGGCCGTAGGGTTGATACTAAACTTGATGGTCAACTCTCTGCTATGTACTCCCAACTGCATAAGCACTATCAAACTCTTGCAGTAAACCTAGAACAACAAGGTAAGAAGTATTCTGGCAACTCTCTTGGGGTTAAGTATGGTGGCCTCAAGATCAGTGAAGTTAATACTGTTCGTGATGATACTAACCGAGTAACCCCATCTTTCCGTAGGGACAGATTCAAGTACCCTGACGGAGACTACATTGGTGATTATACAGACGAATGACCTTCCGTTCTATTGACCTCAAGTATCTCATTGATGAGCATGGTAGACCTTGTACGTTTACTGTGAAGTCTCTGGGTACATATAACGTAGCCAATGGCACACTCTCGGGTGGGTCTACGACTGACTATACGGTCAATATACACTTTGCTAACTACAATCTAGAAGATATCAATGGGTCTAGTGTAGTCATGGGGGATCGTAAAGCGCTATTCCCTCTTGTGGATACTTCAGGTGACGCTATCCCAGAGCCTGACATTGGGGATGAGATTTCTGGTCAAGGTGATAAAGTTAGTGTAGTTGCAGTCCAAAAGATCATGTCTGGAACTTCCCCTGTTTGTTACATCTGCCAAGTGAGAGAATAATGCTTAACGTAATAGTTAATAGATCACTTGATGGTAAGTTCAAGAAACTTGAGCAGATGCTTGAGGGTTATACTGAGATTTACGCTCAGAAGATGGCTGAACAAATCGTACTTAGGTCCCCTGTTGACACAGGTACATACATGGAAGGTCACAATCTAGGTACCTCTGCTGTAGGTGCAAGTTCCTCTTCTCAAGGTAAACCCCGTAAGCAACCCTACCAACCTTACGCACAAGCAGCCCTTAACCAATTGTTCATGCAAGCCTCGGCACTACCACACAACTCACACAGGATTGTCTTCTCTAATGACGCTTTCCATGCAGATGTAGTTGAATACGAACATGGGTACGCCCCTTACCGTTCAGCAGCTAGAGAGCACAGTCGTATTGCTAAAGAGGCAGAAGCAGAAGCTAAGGCGAGGTTCCTTTAATGGCCAGCATCTATCAAGAGATTAGGTCTGTCCTAGAGCATAGGCTGTCTACAACCTCTGGCATCCCTTCTATTGCTTGGGAGAATGTTAGTTTTACGCCTACGACTGGAACCCCCTATATTAAGCCCATGTTCCAACCTACCAGTAGGCGTCCAGCAGTACGTGGATTAAACCCTCAGCACCGTATTCAAGGCATCTTTACTATCTTGTGCTATTACCCTGAGAATGCTGGTCCCGGTGCTTCACAGGCTCTTGTAGACACCCTTGTGGATAGGTTTGCGTCTACATCCGACATATCCCTAAGTGGGACAACTGTATCTCTCGAATACACAGAACAAAACCCATCATACCTTGACCACCCTTGGTATGTAACGCCAATCACTGTTGCTTGGTATATCTACTCATAAGGAGGCTCTAATGAGTTTTTCACAGGGTTCTCGTACCCGCCTATCTTTCCTCACTGAAAGTACCTTCGGGATTACCCCTGCGGGAAACTTTCAGGAAATCCCCTTTACTACCCACTCCCTGAACCTGTCTAAGGAACGGGTCCAAGGTAACGATATCCAATCGGATCGTATGCCTCGTGTGGACCGTCATGGTAACCGTTCTGCTGCTGGTGATATTGTAGCTGATCTTCGTGATGGTAACTACGACGCTTTCCTTGAGAGCCTTATGTTCTCCACTTGGGACAACACCCCTGTTGGTCCAGATGAACTCAAGGTTGGCACTACGCTGAAGTCTTTCTCGATTGAAGACTACCTGTCTGACATTGACCAAGCCCGTTTGTTCACTGGTATGGCTGTCTCTAGCGCATCCTTCTCTATCCAACCTAACCAGATGGTAACGACTACCTTCTCGTTTATGGGTAAAGACATGACAGTCTCAGCCACAGAGAAGACTATTGATGCTGCTACCATTGCTCAACCTTTTGATGCTTACTCTGGTGCACTGACCATCGGTGACAATGGTGGATCACTTTCCTCTATTGCAACTGTCACCTCCGTAGAGTTCTCCGTAGACAATGCTCTATCCCCAACTTTTGTTGTAGGTTCTGATAGTACCCCTCAACTTGAGTATGGACGGGCAACTATCGAAGGTACTATTACTGCTTACTTTGAAGACTTGACTTTGGTGAATCGTTTTCTTAACGAAACAGAAAGCGCCTTTAAGGTAACTGTAGATGACCCTACGGCTGCAAATGAGTATGGCTTCTTCTTCCCGAAGGTGAAGTTCAATGGTGCTGATGCCCCTTTGCAGAACCCACAAAGCCGACTAATTACTATTCCCTTTGTTGCTCTGTATGACGCTACTGAGGCATCTAACCTAGTTATTACTCGCCCTGACACTACCTAATCCCTTCTTGGGGTTGCCCCTCCCTTGGGGTAGGGGGACTGGTGATATGTCGGGTGTTATCAGTCCCCTCAACAAACTAAAACTTAACCCGACTAATTTAACTCGACACACAAGGAAACCCGACCTATGGACCTTAAGAACCTTATCCCCGAAAATGAAACTGTTACTGTGACTTTGAAGCATCCCGGTAATGGGGCTACACTACAGAATGAAGATAAGACTGACATGACTATCTCCTTCTGGTTGCCTCACACCAAGGAAGCCAAAAAAGTACAACATGAGATTACTAACCGTCGCCTTAAGAAGATGTCCTCTGGCAAGAAGTTTGAGATGACTGCGGAAGAGTTGGAAGACTTGAATGTAGAAAGCCTTGCTAAGACTGCTGCACAGTGGAATATCACTTATGGCGGAGAACAACCCAAACTGACTGTGACTAAAGCAAAGGAACTCTTCTCTGAGGTGTTCTGGATTCGCAATCAGGTTGAGGAGGCTGTAGCAGAAGCAATGGATTTTACCAAACTCTGATCGGGGACTTATGTGAATACGCAGAGCATACCTTTGCTCTAGGTGTTCCTGATCAGAATGGTATTACACAAAGAGAGCATTTAGAACAAGTTGAAAGGCAGATTGGACATACACCAGAGGAATTGATAGGGCCTGAGTTCCCACTACCTCTACAGCATGTCTGGTCTGCCTTTATTGATTTGTCGTCTACTCGTGGACAAGGTTTCTCTGGACCATTGCCCTTGACCTACAATGAAATAAAAGCGTATTCAGAAATGACTGGAACTGTGTTTGAGCCTTGGGAAGTAAGTACCCTGAAAGACTTGGACCGAGTTTATATGAAAGTGGCAAATGGCTGATATTGCGATCACCACAGACTTAACCCAACTTAGGGCCTTGGATCAGCAGATTGCTAGGACCAACACTGGTGTCAATAGTATGGGGGGTGCTGCACAACACACTTCCCGTAAGATGAATGCTATGGGCGTTGGTATGCAACAGGCTGGTTACCAAGTTGGTGACTTCTTGGTGCAAGTTCAGTCCGGTACAAATTGGATGGTAGCTTTTGGTCAACAGGCGACACAGCTTGTTGGTATCCTACCTATGTTCAACTCTGTCATGGGGATTAGTGGCACTGCTCTTGTTGGTCTGTCTGCGGGACTTGGTATTGCGATCCCCCTTGCAACTGCCCTTGGTGCTGCATTCATGAGGACAGCTACCTCTGGTAGAACTATTACTGACACTCTTGAGGCTCTTGGGGATAGTATAGATGCTGTCTCTGATAATCTGGAGAGGTTGCAAGAGAGTTATGATGATTCGGCAGATGCTGCAAGTAGGTTTACAGAATCCATAAGAGAGAACCTTCAGGCCCTTGTTGAATCTGACCTCAGACAAGCCGAGCGGGAAATCGCAAACCTCGGACAACAACTTTCTGAGATGTTCTCTGTTACTGAGGGGGTGCAGACTGGTAGGATCGCAGATTTCTTTGACGTAAACATTTTCTTGGCTTTCACTGATGCTCAGAGACAGTCTAGAGAGGAGGCGAGACTCCTTACCTCAGAGTTTATTGGTCTACAGAATACTCTGAACGAGGGAGGACTAACCCTCCAAGAACAAGCAGACACCCTCCAACGCATGAGAGAGTTGGCCCAAGCACTTGCAGAGCAGAATGGTGATATTACAGACCAAGAAGATGAACTAATCAGGCAATTGGCAGAAGCTGCTAATGAGGCTTTCAGGCTGTTGGATGCAACTGAACAAGTGTCTCAGGCTGGGATGCAAGTTAATTCCTTCTTGCAAGCCTCTAACAATTTGCTACCCCCAATGTCTGCAATTATGTCTGAGATTGCAGAAGAGTCGGAAGCTGCTGCTGAGAAAAGCGAAAGGTTCCAACAAGCGTTAGAGGTTGCAGCAGGGGGGACGTTTAACACCCTCACAGAGCAAGTCGCTAGTGTGGCTGCTGCCACAGGTTTGGCTGCTGATGAAGCCCTACGTTGGCTACAGACACTGAACCTCGCCCTAGATACTGCACCAGAGGTAAGGGGTCCTGACCAAGCCATTGCTGACACTAGGAGTACCTTTAACTTAAACCCACTTTCTGTCAGGACCTATAGAGGTTCCTCTGGTGATGCAAGTGGTGGGGGAGGTGCAGGTGGGCAATCCCTATCTGAAATCATCTCCCAGATGGAGCAAGAGGCTAACCAACGCCTAGAACTAATTCAACTTAGTGAACGTCAGTCTCGTGTACGTGAGATTGAACTTGAGTTAATCCGTGAGATTGGTGGGGAAGCTGATGCAACTGCAATGGCTCAAATCCAAGCGGCTGCACAGACCATTGCTGCCATAGAAAATCAAGTCGAGGTTCTGGAGAATCTTAGGGATGTACAAGAAGGGTTTGCAGACACTGTAAGTGAATCCTTTGGTGATGCTCTTATGAGTATCATTGATGGTACCAAGTCTACTGAGGATGCTTTCAAGTCTATGGCTGCTGCTATTATTCGTGAACTTTACGACATTCTTGTAGTTCAACAACTAGTAGGGTCTATCCGAGACTCTGTGTCCGAAAGTGGTTTCCTCTCTAATCTCCTTAGCTCTATGGCTGGCAGAGCCTCGGGTGGAACTATGAATCCTAACCAACCTTATCTTGTAGGTGAACGTGGTCCTGAGATTGTTATGCCCGGTAGACAGTCTACTGTAACTAATGCCAATCAAACCAGACAAGCAATGTCACAAGAGTCTGCACCAGTAATCAATATGACCTACAACTTCCAAGGTGGTATCACTGAGGCTGACTTGGCTAGGGCAACTCCAATGCTTGTAGAAAGAACTAAAGCTGCTGTTGTTGATACTGTTCAACGTGGTGGATCAATGGCAAGGGTATTTAGATAATGACTACTTATGCACTACCTACAGTAACTGGTCTTGCCACATTTAACCTTACACCTCAAACTAGGGTAGCAACCTCTCAAAGCCCATTCTCTTATAAAAGGCAAGTATTAACTTACCCCGGACAGAGGTGGGCAGTAGATGCTTCCATACCTATGCTGAATAGGGACAGTGCTGACATTTGGAGAGCATTCTTTACTAGGCTTAATGGCGGAGAACACACATTCCTACTTGGGGACCCTTTGAACTCTGCACCCAAGGGTCAGGGCGGTGGTAATCCTGTTCGTATCAATGGTGCAGCTTCTGTAGGGGCCTCCCTTATTAATGTAGATAATGCAACCACAAGTCAGACGGATTGGCTTATGGCAGGAGACTACATTCAGATTGGAACCGGGGAGAATGCCAGACTTT